GGGCTAAGAGCCTGACCCATGCCAAGTTGTTGCTGACCCTGCAATACGGCGCGCTGTAATCCCGCACGCTCTCCGCCAAAAGCTCCGCCTTGAATGGCTTGTGCTTGCTGTTGAGCTAATTGCTGACCTTGTTGCTGTTGTAAAGCTTGCTGAACAGGAGAGACAACTTGCTGCATGTAGGGGTTCATATAAGCGCCAGCCATTTGCGCGGCGTTACCCATACCAGCCGCAGCTTGCATGCCCGCACCCATTTGTGAAAATGGCTGTGTCGCCGCAGCTTGTTGCTGGATGCCTTGCTGTGCGGCTTGTTGCTGCGCGTTTAATTGCGCAACAAAGTCTTGCGGGGTCGTCCCAAATTGCTGATAGGGCTTGCTGACTGCCTGCTGGGCAAGTCCCATAGCCTGATTATACCAGCCAAGCGCCTGTGGAGAAGCTTGTGTTGTCTGCTGCTGTGCGGGAGCTAGGCCGCCCCACCCAAGAGCACCTGCGCCACCGCCGCCCTGAGAACCTTTGCCTCCGCACATTCAACTTCTCCGATTAACCTAACGATGCTTCTGACCCTTGGGTCGTTGCGTCTTCTGTGTGCCAACTTCCCGTTTTAGGGCCATGCCACCAAAATGCGCCTACCTCCGGACCAAATAACCGCCTCAACAAGCGGGTCTTACCTTCAGTCCTAGTGCTACTCAAAACACCAACAATTAATGGCAATTCTAGAACATCAGAGGTATGTTTACAAAATTCATACAGTTTCCTTGCGCGTCCACCTTTTGCGCTTCTAAACTTCTGATCTACATAAACAACTCTTTCCTCTAATATTTCCATATTATTATACCACTGTTGACCTATTCTGAGTAGAGCAAATCCCTCAAGCTTGCCTCCGGGCTCTCCAATCACGCCAACAATGCCTTGATGGCGATGAAGCGCAGGCCATATCTCGCTCAAAACCTTATCAATGTTTGGAGCAAATACGCCATTCTCTTTTGCCACCTTAAGAGCTAACTCCATTATGCTATCTAAATCTTCTGGAGTTCCTGTTCTTACCCTTACCTCATCTGTCATGGATTCTTCCTCAATCCTTTTTTGGACCCGGTAGTGCCTTTAAAGTCTTAATTAGTTTGGCTCGATATGCCTTAACGAACCCATCCAATATCTTGTGCCCATTGTCTAAGTCGCCACCGCCAATGCGGGAAACATTAAATGGAGAAATTACATATTCCCCACCCGCCGCGACAATCTCTACTGGTGACTCTTCGCCAACTTCCTGACGTCCAAATACATTATTTGCAATTTGAAACCCACTCATTGAGTTTCCTTCACCTAGTCCCGATATTATGTCGGCTGGAATGACGTAAGCGCCAGAAGGAACATTAATAGGCAAGTGATCAGTGCGACCAGCCACATTACTATGAATAGGACCGACATGAATTTTTGCACTAACTTCACCGCCTTCGGCTCTTGATCTACGCGCCTGCTCTAAGGAAGCGGCTACCGCTTGAGCCTGTGGATGGCCAGCGTGAATCATCTCTCTGATATTATGAGAAATGACCTTTTTACTTTTTCCCTTAGCGAGAGGCATGATCGTTTTCCATTACTGCGAATAGGTAAAGTTGGCAGCCTGATTTGTTCCGGGCTGGTAAACGAGGCCATTAATTATAAGAATATTATATGCAGAATATCCCGCAACAGCTGGAACTGATGCCCTCTGAAATCTTAAACTTCCATTGAAGCATATGCCTAACGTAGTAATGGCGGCGTTAGTTGTATTGGCGTAAGTAACATTTGGAGCCCCAGTCGTTAGATCGGTTCCAATAGCCGTAACTGTATAGGATCCGTTGTATCCAGATGGAGACATTCCAGAAACAATTATTGTGTCTCCAACAGCAAATAACGCCTTTGAGCTACCATAGACTAAAGTTGCTGAAGTTGATGTGTAAGAAGCGCTAATAACATTTAAAAGAATTGAATCATATAAAGTTCCAGCAGAAGAGCCAGCCGTTACAACAGTAAATCCAACAAGCCTTCCCGACCCAAGAAAAACACTTGAGTTAGTGTTTAAGGTATTAGATGTAAGCGTGCCAGTAACAGACTTATAAACATCATAAAAAGACGTCAAAGTCTGAGATAAATTATTAATGGCGACTACGCCATTTTTTTGTGTTGTTAAAATATCGTCAAGGGTAGCCGTGGCAGCCTCCTGTTAAAACTTGCCGTCAGGTTCAAATCGGTATCTCATAGCTCCCAATCGCCAAAATGTTCCGACTTCATTGGGGTCACTTTGTATATTTATGGACATTAAGCGCCCCCTAAATCTTGGCGTAATATATTCAGTATCTATTGATATATTATAGGGGCCATAAGTTCTTGGCGTGTCTCCGGGATAGTCTGTAACATAGAAAGTTAGATTAACGTGAGCGGTCTGAACGCCACCGTATAATCCCCACTTCATATCCGGCCACACTTGATCAACAAAAACCTTATATTCTCCATCTGAAATAACAAAATAACCAGTTTGGAAAGATGAGTTCATCACCTTGCCATCGGCATCCTGACCTACTTCATGCTGATAAATATAATAATTACCCTGATCATCTATGCCAGCGCCAATTGGAGGCCCAAGGACAGATTGATTTAACCAAGCAGTTCTTGATAGCTTACCAAAATCCCATTGATTTAAATTTACATTATATTTTACATACGCATTTACTTCGCCGCCGTCTGTGGTTGTTGGATAAAACCACATCATCTCACCAAATCTAGAATTTGGAGCGGCGCGTATCTTGTCTAAATGATTTGTATCTAAGTCTTGGAATATAACGTCCCACACTGGGCACGTAATAGACTGAACGCCATTTGGGCCTAGCATAAAGAACTGGCTTTGGCTCATCCAATACACAATGCCATTCATTGCCGCTGCGGCCTTACGAGCTATAAGTCCGCATCCAGCACCAAGTTCGTTAAACTGATAGACATAAGGAGGGCCAGAATACTGCATTGCCCATACATTTAAGTCAGTCCAAACAAGTCCCTGTTGAGGTCCCTGAAGACACCCAACGATTTTAGATCCCCTAGGTAGCCTGTAAGAGCCTGCTTGATTAGTAGGTAGAGCTATCCACGACGTATAGTCATTAACGTCACACCAACGAACCAATAATGGGTCTTGAATGCCAGTAAATGTGCTGCCCCATGCAATTATTTGCCGCTGAGGCATGGCGACAAACATGCCGTCGTTTACAGGAGGAGCTTGGGGGATAATAGACGCTAAGTTAGATCCCGCGCTTGGATTCCATTCATAGATACCCCCTCCAACAGGACAGGAGATAAATATTGAGCCCCAATTGTCTAAAGTCCAATCACTAACTGTAATTGCAACGCCTTTAGACGTTGTATTTGTCAGAGTTCCAGCTACTGTTTGAGATCCAGTAGTTGAATTAGCATAACTAATTTGATTTGTCGCAGGAATATTTGTAACTGTATAAGTGCCATTATATCCAAGCGGAGTTACGCCAGATACAACAACAGTGTCGCCAACATTAAAAAGATTTGTTGAGTTGTAAGTAATAGTAGCAACAGAGCCAGTTCCAGAGGTGGCGGTCGTTGTTGAATATGGATTTGGAGGAACGACACCGTTTCCATATCCACCCTGACCATAGCCACCAACGCCATATCCAGTTCCAGTTGGAAGTGGTGCGGGAGAGCGATAAATTATTATGTCGGCATAACCTAAATTTGATAAAGTTATATTGTTAAATAGAAAACAGCCACTCAGTCCAGAAGATATTGTCCCAGAAGTTGTATTTGCATATGTCGCCGTTCTTGATGTTGAACCAACAGACGTATCAACAACAACCGATCCCGCAGTATTAAATCCTGAAGTCGGACAATTTGTAATGGATATTGTGTCGCCAATATTTACGCCATATCCAAGTGGAAACGTAACCGTAGCATATGACCCATTGCCAGTAATAGATAATGGATTTATTTGCGTTGCAGTGCTGTTTGATCCAATGCTAAAATTATTTGTTGTATCTGATCCAGTAATGTCACCCAAACTTAATACTTGGTAATTTCCATATAAAGAAACTGTGCCCGACTGGATTTGATCCAATATGGCAAATGTGTCCCCAACTTGATATCCATGATTTGGCAAATTAACATATACTGTTGCCTGAGTATTAGAAAAAGTAAACACAGGCATAGACCCCAAACCGGGATATGATGTAACAGTAGATGTGGCAACTGCGGGATTTCCAAGATCATCTAAAGCGATTAATTGAAAATTATTTACACTCAAATATTGAACTGGATAAACTCCAAACAAAACAAGACCGCCAACACTAATTGGCGTCCTTATATTTATGGAGCTATAACTATTTAAATTTGAATTTGGTATGTTGAATATTACAGTAGAAGAACCCGCAGTTGTTTGAATGCCATTTGAATATGTAAGCGATCCACCCGAACCACTTGAAGTCCCTGCGGCAATTGTAAATTGTATTTGATTATATGCCGGGACATTAGTGACAATTTGAGTTCCGTTATATGTCGAAACAGAATTGCCTGATATATAAACGTAGTCTCCGACTTTAAAAAAATGGTATCCATTAAAAGTAATTGTCGCAGTCGTTCCAGAAGTAGATGAAGACGATATCGTATAATAAAACGGCGTCTGAGATGTCGCGGATGTTGTATTAATTCCTATGTTTAAAGAATTAATTTGAGGCGTTATAACTGTTTTACTTCCATTATAAATTACTGACAAACCATTTCCGTTTAATGCATTTCCCTCTGATCCAATTCCAAGATAATTAACGGCATTGGTGTCTTCCCAAGCCCAAAGGGCGCGAACTACAGTAGGCAATGACGAGCTAAAATACTTTACCCAACCACCTAGTTTTTGGCACAAATTTATTCCCTGCTTATCAGGAACAAATCTTATTAAATTGGTCGTAGAAATAGCCGCTTCATTTAACGCCAAAGTGCGATTTTGATCAACACCTCCTGTCATTTTTAAAGTTGCATGCGGCATTAAATTATCTCTCTTTTTTTAGCCCACCAAAGCGTTCTAGCTTCTGCTTGTTTTTTCTTTGTTTCTTGAGTTCTTTTCTTACCCTTTAAAGAATTTGATAATTTGTTTTTTGATTCAATTGTCCAAATTCTTGATTTATTAGATTTTGATATTTTTTTTCCTACTTCCTCTGAGTGAGTTTTTCCAAAAAATGGGTTTTTATTTCCTAATAAAGATTCTGAAAGAGCGTTTTTGTGATTATCGCTTAATTTTTTTCCAGTATGTGATAAGCTGATCTTTTCTTTAGTTTCTTTTGATAATTTTGCGCCCAATCTATATTTGTTTCCTTTCTTAGAATTACTTATTAATTTTTTTCTTTCTTCAGATAATTTCCATCCAGAGTTTACTCCGCCGCCAGAAGCGATATTTGATAAATCCGAAATATCTTTCCAAAATGATATTCTTTCAATTTCTAATAGAAATGCTTCTTCTTCACTTAACCCGCAAGCGACTATTTTTATTTCATAGGCAGAGCCAATTCTTTCTAGCTTTGAAACAACATTTTTCCAATGAACATTTCTGCTTCTTTTAGAATAAGCCCTATTTCCTTTTCCTTTACCTACATAAAAGCATTCATCTTTATCCAATCGCCAATGTTCATAAACGTAAAACATAATATTAACCTCGAGTAGGCGTAGCATTAACAGACGCCCCCTGAGAAGACCAAGCAGATGATTCAAACTTTTTGCGGTTTTCCTCGGAAGTTGCTGATTTCAATAATGCCTGATATTGAGTTTCATAAGTAACCGGCATTTGAGGGTCATTGCCAAGTGCGCTTGAAAAATTACGTTGATAAGCGGCAATATAAATCATGCTCGCCATGATAAATAAATCAGGCAAATAAAGACTGACAAATGTTGTCGTCGTTGTGTTTGCATAGTTTGGGTATGGATAACCAACTGCTGAACTGTAAGCAGAAAGAAAAGTAGTATCCGAAGAACTTGGGCCAAGACTATTTGGACGATATGTTCCAATAAGCTCTACGGTATAAGACTGGTCGGGATATGGGCCGACTAGGAAGTGATAATCATCAAATGGGCACCAATACTTTGGCATTCCAGAATATAAATAGCTGCCATAAACGGCATCAAGAAACTCTTTTGTGGTTGGTAGAAGTGGCGTTCTAGATGCCGCGTCTGGGTTTGATACGCCAACAGGCGTCAAGACGTTAATTTGTTCAGGGACAACAAAAGTTCCGGCAGGAACAATAATATCCCGACTGCCAACTGTAAGAGAATACGCTGTTGTTGCGATAGAAGTGAAAAGAAAATCGACATCACGGTAGATCCTATTTTCCGCATAGGTAATCATTTGCGGTAATATTGTTAAAAAGTTTGGATCCGTTGAATCAACGACGGCCATTGTCGATATTTGAGAAATATAGCTCGACGCCGTCGTAGGCGTGCCATTAAAACTAAGGCCGGTAGTCATTTCTTAATCCACCCACACTTTAGAGCCACACCTACCGCATTGTGTTCGCGTATCTGGGCCCTTGTGGGGGCCGTGTCGTGCCTTGAATAGTATATAGCACGGGCCGCCTCGCAGAAAGAAACGTGATCAGTCTCTGACGAAAGGGTCGTCGACTGGCACGCCGTCAGGCTTAGAGGCAACATCAGCGCGAACAGCCTCACGAGCGGCAATGGCGATTTGTGCTTCATGAGCTTGGTCTTTCAGGCTCTGCAATTGGGCTTGAGCTATTCCTGATTGCACAAGTTGCTGCTCGTGCAACCAGTTAAAGAAATTAACAACCGCAGACATAAACCCACCAAGCAGGCTTACAATTGCGGATATTAATGCCGCGCTCATTTACCCGGAACGCCAACCGTTGAGGCGTCTTTAGCCGAGATAAGGCCAATAGCCGCAAGGACCATAGCAATCTGAGAGCCAACGTCTGATGGAATAACAACGCCGGGGATGTTGATGCCAAAATAATGCAGGACAACAAGGAGGCCCAACAGAACGCCAGACGCAGTCGTTTTCCAGTTTGCTACAAAATATGTC